TATCTATTCCAAATCTTTAATGCTTCTTTACCTATCTTACCATCTACAGGACAAGGTGTGCCAGCATTAATCATAGCTTCAAATACTCTTTCATCTTGACATAATAAAGCCACACTTCCTACTTTCATTCCAAAGTCATAAAGAACTTTTGCTAATTTAATTCTTTCACAATTCATATCTCTATTAGTTTTACCACCAGAAAAGCCTGTACCAAATGTTTGTATTCCTACTGATACTCCTGTTGCACATACATCTTGACTTTGAGCAGAAAAAGAGGGTGCAGAAGCAGTAGGGGGTGCAGATTTAATATTGCTATTGCTAGTAGAATTTGTAGTTGTATTAGATGATGACCCAGATTGAAAAGTTGTGCTAGAGGTAGAGGTATAGCCACCCTCAATTGCAGTATTTGAGCCACTATTATTCGTTTGTGTACTATCAGGATATGCTGGTTCTACCATACATAATAAACAGAATAGAATAATTAATATTCCTGTAAAATAATAGTTCATATTTATACTCATAAATTAAATTTTAAAACCTTTTTGCCATGATTTAACTGCCCAATATACAGGAGTTGTATTTATTTGTTTTCCTGATCTTCTTGCTTTAGCAAGTATAGGTCTAAATCTTGCCATAAATGATCTTTTTCTAGCTGGAATATTCTTTTTAATAGATAGCTTCTTATCGCCAAAATTAACTTTGACTACTCTGCCTGTCTTTCTATTCTTTACAAAGACTTTAAACTTCTTAACATCTCCACGCATAGGTTTGTTAAGTTTAACAGTTCTGTTTTTATATTTAGCCATAAAAAACTAAATATCATATTATGTTTGTAATTTGAAGTTTTATATCTTAAAATTTTTTACTTACCTTGTCCACGATATTTCCCTTTACCTTTTTGTCTTCTAGTATTTTTATTCATTGTAGAAGTTATAGGTCTTCTTCCTATAGATGTACCTTTTTCTGTTTTAGTGTACTCTATTACAGCACCAAAGACATTACCCTTTTTTTTTGCCATCTTCTATTTCTTCTGGTTTAGCATTTATAATTAATGGTAAAGGCTCATTAAAGTTTGTTTGCTCTATCTTATCTCTTTGATCTAAATGTTGCTTACCTAACCATATCTGCATAACAACATTACCTGATAAAGCTTTTTCAAATTGTGCTCTCCTTAAACTAATTCTGCCCATCTCTCGCCCCTTTTTTATAAGGTGGACATAATGCCTTTGTAAAGTCTTTGTAGAAACCTCACAAAATTCTGCAATCTCTTCAAAAGTACAATGTAATTGCGCTAATTTCTTTACTGCTTCGGGGTCTATTTTTTTAAGTGGTCTTGCCATATAGCTTATTATGTCTTTTTTTAGTTTAATTTCAAGTGTGGAGCGTAGGGATTGGAATTGCACCATCTATCTAAATGGGGGTACCATCTAGCCTTTCTAAAGCCTACGCAATATATTGTTTTAATGTTTCATTTAGTTGTTTCTTTAATCCTTTATCAAATAAGTAAATATATTTATACTTTTTTAAATAAACTTTTTCATAAGCACTCCTATCAAATGTCTCATTTTCTCTATTTTTTTGATTAAGTGATCTAGAATGATAAAATTTACCATCTAGCATATAGTGAGTAGCAGTTTTAGTTTCGCCTAAATAAAGCCAATTCATAGCCTGATATATTTTTCCTTTATGATTTTGTATGGGGTCAGCATAACTTACTACTGCTTTTATATTAGGAAAGTCTTTTCTTAACTTCTTCATGCAAAATGAAACTATTTTAGAAACAGGGTTTTTATGCTTATTTAAAGCAACTCTAACTAATTCACATACTTCATAAGGTGTAAGATTAACTACTTTAGACATATTAGGATTAGCCCCAGAACCGAATAAAACCGAGCCTATAAATTCTTTATCTTCCCACACTCCAAATCTAACTAATTTTCCAGATGGCATAGCTTTAGAATAATGATAATTTAATACTGCATATTTAGAAGCTTCATAACTGCAATAGTCTATAAATAATCCTTTATCCATTTATAACTTGGCCACATTCAGGACATATTTCTTTAGTGTCTTGATCTAGCTTTCCTTGATCATCTTTGTCAGTAGGTTCAAATAAATCTTTATCTAGCATAATGTCTTTAAGTTCTAATGCATCAAATCCTGTTAAATCTAAATCAAATTTATCATCTTTTAAAACTTGTAACTCGGACATAAGTAATTGCTTATCCCATTGAGATTCAGCACCTGATCTATTGTCCATAATTCTATAAGCAATAGCTTTATTTTTATCAAAATTTTTTTTAATTACAAAAGCTTTAGTTTTATTAAGTTGTTTTAATGCTTTCCATCTAGTATGACCGACAACTATAACATTATTTTGATCTATTACGATAGGTTGATTATTTCCAAATTCTGATATAGAATTTTTAACTTTTTTTACTGCTTCTTGTGAAATTTCTCTAGGATTATCTTTATAAGGTTTTATCTCACTTATATCCATTTCTATAATTTCCATATTATCCTTTTAATAGTTTAGTTAAAGAGTTCCATAAATTAGGATTTTGTCTAAATACTTTTTCATATCCATCTCCAATAGCTTGTGCAATAGGTTCTTCTCCCCTATTATTTACATCTATTCCTGATTGATAAATTATTATGTGAAATAACTCGTGCATTATTGTATTAAACAACTTTATTCCTTTTACCCTTTTATCAAATACAAGCAAGTTCTTATTAGGCTCATAAAATCCATATAAATTTTTTAGTATTTCATATTTAATTTTAATCTTTTTTCTGCCATATTTAATGCTTTGTATATTCATCTTTGTTTAATGTAGCCCTTAAATATTCTATTTGCAGTTTAAGTTGTCTATTTTCAATACTTAATTTAATTATTCTTTTTCTGCAATACTTAAATATTCTTAATAAAGCTTTCATTGAACTAATTGAATCTGATGTTTCTCATCAAATTTATCTATTTTATACTCCTTTCCATCTTTAGTAAATTTTTCAAAAGAACCCTCTGCACCTTTATAAACATATCCTAATGCTTTTAATCTATTTATTAAATCAGGTATTTCATTATCTTCTTCTATTTCCCATCTTCTTTGAGATAACCAAGTAGCAAAATGAGGTATAAATTTAATATCCTCTATTTCTCTTATTTGATTATTATAAATTCTAGCAATATCCTCTATTGTTAATCCTATTTTACCATCTACTTTAATAAAAATTTGATAAGATTTATATTTAGAACCTCTTTTTTTACTTAATAAACTCCATAGTTGCTCAAACTGACTATCATATTTATCATTAGGTATAGGTTTAGGTATAGGTATAGGTGCTTGAGTTTTGCTTGTAGCTAAATCTCGTTTTGCTAGACCCCCTTTTTTACCAGCTTCTGCTCTAGCATTGTATTTATTAGTTAAATACTCATGCTCATGTACTAATCTTTTATGAATCCATAATTCTACTGTATGCATCATAGCATCTGATTTATCTTCAAATTTTTTAAAAAATTCATTTAAAACTTTATCAACCTTTTTTTCACAATTATCATTAATACAATGACAAATCCTATATGCTGATTCTGAATTAAATGGTCTTGCATTTTTAGTCCAAGCAAAACATAGTAATCTTATATATATTCCTATAGCTTCGTTAGTTAAATGGACAGTTTCAGCAGTAAATGTATCTGTAAATAATTGTAATGCATGAAATTTATTCGTTTCCTTTGTCATAAAATATATCTTCCTTTTCTAGTTGTTTGATTTTTTGATTTGTTTCTTCTAAAAGTTCATACTCTGTTCCGAACAAAGAATAAAACTTTTTTTTATTTAAGTGTACTGATTCATTCCCCATATTATGATGTTGTGGGCATAAAGGTATTGTATCAGTATGTGGTGGTCTTAAACCTAATCCTGTATGGTTCCTAATGTGATGTATTACAGGCTCTGAAAAAAGACCTCTTTTTAAACAAGCTATGCAACCGATCTGTCTTAATTTATCAAATCTAATCTTATCTTGTTTTTTCATTTCTTCATGTCGTCTATGTCTATTTCTATCTATTACCTCAAAGTGTTCTTCTTTAAGTTCAGTCACTTAATTTATCCTTAATCTTATTAAGATGATTTTCAATATAAGATATTTCTTCTTTTATTAAGGCATCATTTTTAGGGTCATAATCTGATAACTCTATAAGTGTTCCTAGCCTAATCATTCTTAACAATCTTTTAAACGCTCTCCGAACATGCATATCGGACATATCCGAAACTAAAAGCCATTGATTTTTAGACCTTGAAAAATAATTTTCTTCAGGTGTAGATTGTTGAGTTTCATCAGTTTTAGGAATATCTAAAAATTCTTCTCCACTCATAATAATTTCTCCTGTTTGCTATTATCTTCTTTATAAGGTTTCCAATCAAAATCTACAAGCCTATATTCTTTCCCATTAAACTTGCTTTTAAAACTAGCTTCTGTGTAAGATTTAGCAGATTTTAACTTTTCGTAAGGAATCCACATATATTGTGTACCATGAACTATGCCTAAACTTTCCTTTTTTCTTAAAGCTTTCTTATAAATGTAATCTCTTACACTTACTTTTCCAAGCCATACTTTATCTACTTGAACTTTGATCATTTGTAATCTCCATTTCTTTAGTTAATAATAAAGGTTTATCAAATCTTTCAGATAAATTTTCAATAATGCTTAAAGCTTTTTCTTTTTTAAGAATAGAAATATCAGCACCATCTAAAACTTGATAAGGGTCGCCATCTTGAAAAGTTTGTAATCTTACATCTAAAGCATTACAGAACTCTATTAACTTATCTGATGTTATTTTATTAATCATTCTCTCATACTTCTGCACTTGCTGAAAAGTCACTCCTAACTTTTGACTTACTTTAGTTTGAGTTAAATTTTTAGCATACCTATGAGCCACAAGCATTGAAGCTATCCTTGTTCTATTATCCATTTATTTTCCTGTGAGTTTGTGGGGTAAGAAAATCGGAAACTTACCCCATTTATAACTAGAAAGGGAGCATAATGATTACACTCAATTTCTTTTTTATCCGATTTAATCATTATCTGCAATCTATTTAAACTCTAGTATAAGTATATACAAATTAATTTACTTTTTATTAATATTTTTGCTTTATCAATAAATAACACGCTAAAAGTGTTATTACATAGGCTTTATTAACTATTTACTTATATCTGAAAATCATGATTAATTAGTGAATAACTAATAAGGAGAAAAAAACATGTACTATAATATATATACTAAACAAACTTTTTCAGGAAAAAATCTTGAAAAATTAGAAGCTACTAATCTTAAAGGTGGTTTCTGTACTTTTAATCAAGCTAGAAAACTTAAAGCAAAAGTTATTAAAGGTTCTAAAGCAGTTTGCAAACTTTCTAGAATGGTATCAGAGGGTAAAGAAAACGAATTTAGATCATACCCTGTATTTCATGAATCACAAATAGAGTTTAGAAAGGAGAGTAAATAATGAGTAGATCATATCCTATATGGCAAGAAGTACAAAATAGCGATAATAAAAGTAATCATTCTCATGGAGTTAGAGGAGAAGAAAGAAATATTATTAAAATAGGTTCTTCTAAAAATCATAGTTACGATTTTTTAGAAACTGAAATAAAATATTTTACTCAAGAAAATGGAACTAAAGTTTTTCTTTTTTATATAGATGGAGAATTAGTTAAAGAAGCAACTATAAATCCTATACTAGATAGAATTGAAATGAGATCAAAAATACACCCTAGAGATTTTTCTCAAAAGGATATGCTTTTTGATTTTAATATCGGAAGTACATTAGCAGTAAATAAATATAATAAGAGACAAACAATTAATCAATTAGTAAAACAAAAAAGTTAAATTAAATCAGGGTGGTCTAAAAGCCACCCTTAACTAAAGGAGAATATAATGGATATATCAGAACATAACATACCTAAAGAAGTTAATATAATTAATGAAGCTACAAAGGTAACTAAAGAATTCAAATCAGTTGAAGAATTTTCAGATTATCTTTTGAGCCTTAAACCAGAACTCTTTAATAATACATGGGATTTATATGATGAAAGTATTTATGGTTTAACAACTAGAATTTGGTTCTCTAAAGGCCAAATAATAAAATCGGATTTGTTTGAAGATAAAACATTTTCGCTTAACTTAAAGGAGAAAAAATAATGAAATTAGAACTATCTCAAAAAGAAGCTCAATCAATAATATCAGCTTGTGGTAGTATGGTTGATGATCTAAATAATTTAAAAAAAGATAATAAAATTTCAATTGCTTGGTCTATTTTATATGACGATTTAGTAAGTGGACTAGAAAAAGCAAAAAACCAATATTACAATCAATTAAAAAAGGAGAAAAAATAATGCTTATATTCGG